TATCGAATCCGCCTGCAGTGCGATCGACATCGGCACCGGCATGTTGACGAAACCAGCCGAAAGCTTCCCATCGACGCCCATGACAGGTTCAGTGACCTGGATATCCTCGGTCGAGAAGATATCGTCCGCCGCGAAGCCCTGCAGTTGCTGCGGCGCCGGAAAGAGGCTCGTGATCGAGAGCATCAATACGGCATTGGCCGAAGTGATCGAACCCATTGTGAATGTCTCCTTGTTAGGCGGCCAACTGATCCGGGACGCATCCCGTCAAGTCCGGCATGTCCGGCCACCAGCGATTGGATTTCGACTGGTTCTCATAAGATGGAATGATGCGAAGGTTGGCCTCGCAGTGAAGGCCGCACACCCACGGAGACTGTAATGGGACGATGTGATCGACGTGATGCTCGACGCCGGTCAGTTCGGTGAGGCGGACGGCTTCGGCGTAGATGGCGAGCATGGCCTTGCGATTTGCCCAAGCCGGCGTGGCCTGCTTTTCGGCGGCGCGTCGCATGGAACGTCGCAGCCGGTTCAGGTCTGGACGTTCCTTTGCCGCCGCGCGCGATCTTGCACGCATCGCTTCGATATTCTCAGCGTAGTACCGCCTATTGGCTGCGGACATCTTGGCTTTGTTTTTCGCGCGCCATTCTCTTGACTTAGCCCGCATCGATTCCGCATCTGCATCGTACCGGCGCTTGTTGTAAGCGGACGAATGGTCTCGATTCCTGGCTGCCCAGGCGCGATGAGATGCGCGCTCGCATTCACGACATTCTGGGCGACGGCGCATCTTTGACCTACCCGAGGTGCGAAATTCGGATAGGTCCTTTTCTTCGTTGCATTTTGCGCAGGTCTTCACAGCTACTGAACATTGATCGATGTCAGATTTATTTTCTGAACGCTTTGGCCGTCACAATACCAGAATGTGATCGGCGGACTTCCGCGCGCGGCCCGTACTTGTGGGTTCGCATCGAGACATTGGAAATACCAACCTTGTTGCTGCAGCGTGTCGCTGATCTTCACGCCGGCCGCCGAGTTGACCTGCGCGATCTGGGATTGCGAGAGTGTCACGCCAGGTCGAAACGCTCCAAAGTTGAGGCCCTGATTGATCACGTCGAGGCAGGCCGCCTCGATCATGGCGTAGCCGGCCGCGTTGTAGGGAATCGACTTCGCAGAGGTGAGGAGCACCATCAGCGCAAGCTGCAGCTGGTTGTTGAGCCAAATCTCGTTGATGTAGCTGTCCATCCAGAGGAATGGGCCGGACACCGATCCCGGATACAGGAACACGAATTGGTCGTTCGCGGTCGCGTATGCGCCATAGAAGTTATAGCCGTTGGCGATCAGGTTTTGCGCGGCTGACGCATTGGTGCAGGTCGCGGCAAGGCCGGACTGGCTCTTGAAGGCGAAGGTGATGCGGCCATTGTGTTCGTTGAAGTCGATCGAGGCCCCGGCGCCGCAGACATAGGCTGCGTGCGTGAAATCGACCGTATTTACGACGTCGCTGCCGATCAGGCAGGTCCCGGAATAGTTGTTGCCGAGCGTGCCGATTAGATAGCCGAGGCTGGCAGTTGCAGGAACAACAGTTGAGGCCGAATCGTCAGTGTCCCAGCAGACATACGCGTAGCGATTGTTCTTGCTATTGGTCCACGCTGCGAAAGCCAGCTTGTTGACGTTGCCACTGACATCCGGATCGAAGATCGTCATGAACGTGGCCCAGTCCTGGGTGACATTGACGATGCCATCCATGAACGGCCCGGGTTCGGCTGCGGCAGCGCCTTGCGAGATCAGCGCACCAGTTGCTTGAGTGAGTTTCAGATTGGTGGCCAGGGCGTTGGTGGTCGCGAACGATAGCGTGGAGCTGGCGCCGGTCGCCGTATTCGTGAAGACGAATGCTCCTGAAACCGAGTCGAACGCCACGGTGAACCCGGGCGACGTGAACGCGGTCTGGATAATCGTCGCGGCGTTGGAGAACGACGTTGCCGCGGAAAGGTCGATCGACGACGACGTTTTCGGCGTACCTCCAACGCTGATAGTGAGGGTGCCAGCCGGGAAAGCCTTCAGCGTGGCCAGCGGCACGCCGGCGAGCGACCCGCCGCGGAGAAATGCCGCCACGTCGGCGGTGTTGTACTGCGCGTAGTAGACCTTCGACGGTTTCACGTTCGAATTGTTGAAGCCGAGAAAGTAGTTGATCGCGGCCTTGTATTCGTCCGACGACAGCCCGAAGTAGGCGCCCACGTCCGCATCATCAGCGAACGGCTGGACCACGCCGATCGGTACGCGCGGGCTGGTGGTGAGGATGACACCGACGATGTCGAGCGCCTGTCCACCGGCAGCAAGAACGTTCGGCGTAACCTGAACGATTTGGGAGGCGGGAATCGTGGTCATCTATGCTTCCTCATGGTGGGTAGCTGGCATCGACGTTGATGACGCCGACGACTGCGGTGTCGGCGAATTGCTGTGGCACTCCGACGGCCGCGTCGACCTGCAAGCAGGCTTCGACGATCCAGCGGTCCTCGTACTGGTTCTCGCCGTTGATGAATGCCATCTGCCTGGGGTCGTCGGCGTGCAGCGGGACGACAAGATCGTCTAGCGCCGCGAATGCGCTCACGGCGTATGCGTCTCGAAACAATGTTGAAATCGTCTGCGCGTTGTCGGCCGAGGCTGGGCCGTGGATATCGAGCTGGAATACCAGCTTTGTGGGCTGCAGAATATTCTGCACGCCGTCGGCCATGACACGCTGCGACAGGTCCTGTGAAGGCGAGACTATGTAAGTACCAGGTCCGCCCGACCCATTGCCCAGTGCGATGACCTGAGTGCCCGGCGCGACGCCGGTGCCGAAGACGTAGCGGCCAATAACGATGGCGCCGAAATCGACTTCGTCGACCGTCATGGTGTCGCCAACGATCGATCCAACAAAACGTGCATCGGCATAAGTGTCGATGTTGGTCTCGATCCTCTCGCGGCGGATCGCCGTTATGATGACGAAGTCGTTTGTCTCCGGCTCAGGAACGCGATTGTCCTGACCCTCTATGACCTCGGTTCCGTCAGGCAGGATGGACAGCAGAAACGACCGCAGAGCGACTTGTACCCGCGACTGAGCCGGCGCGACGGTCAGATTCACCGGTTGAAATCCATGTCGGGGCTCTCAGTTCTGCAGCGTGATCGCGATTTTGCACCAATCGGGCCACTGCTCGAGGACTAGCGCGCAAAGCCAGGTGTCGCCTTCCGGTAGCGTGCCAGGCGCGAAGGTGATCAGGTCGCCCCCCTTACCGGCAACGCGGATCACGCCGGCGACGAAGCCGTTGGTGTAGATGGCTCGCCGTGTGCCTTGGATGTTGAGACCGTCGAGTTGGGTCAGGTCGCGGAACGTCAGAGCCTGCACTTGAGCGTCGATTGGCATCGGGTCAAACGTCGGGGTCCGCTTGCCATCCGGCGCGGTGGAGTATCCCGTGCTGACTTCCACGACCGCCGAGACGAAGGGATTGATCGAACCGATCGCACCGCTGACAATCTGGTGCAGGTTCATTTGCTGACTACTTCGTAATCGACGCTGTTTTCCATATGACCCGTGTCGACAAGGGGTTTTGTCGATGCGCCGTAATTGGTCTTGCCCTCGGCCACGCGTTGCGCGGCTTCGCCGACCGTTTTCCCGGACACGACAAGGTCTGGATCATTTGATCGCATCCCGCGCAACATCACGGTGACGGGGCTGAGCGCCGGCGCGTTCGTGTCAATGATGCTCTCTTGCAGCTGGCCCTTGATGCCTTCGCCCATCTGCCCGAGCGTTTGCTCGGAATCGTAGTCGTTTTGCTTGAGCAGGACGCCCAGAGCGGCGGGCCACTCGGGGCCCTTCTTCGCGACCATGCTGCGAAAGTAGGGACGAGGCGGGATGCCAACCTTGGGTGCGCCGAACTCATCGATCGCGGCAACCATCGCTACGGAAGTGCCGTCGGGATAGGTTGCGTTTTCAAGAAAGCCGACTTTCACCGATGCAGCCTTGGAGACATTGGCCGATATCTTTTTCAGCGCCGCTTCGAGTTTTTCGCCGCCTTTGATCTCGACCGGCATCAGTTTTGCCAATACAGCCAGGCGCCACCAGCCGGCGCGTTCACGCCGTAGCGCGGCCTTGGCAGATAGCGCATGGTCCGATAGGGCGCCGTCGCGAGCCAATAATCTGAGCCGTACTTGGTCTGCTGAAACCATTGCACGGTACCGGGCGGATAGTCGTTCTGGGTCGACGCCGAAACAGATCCTTCGGTGGCGCCGGTGAGCCGGCCGACGAGACCGCCGGAAGGCTGCGCGCTGCCGGCCGGTGCCGAATAGCGAGCCGCGATATGCGCGGTCATCATGTTCAGAAGAACCGATTGCACGGTCGGGTCATTGACCGGTCCGCCACCATCGTTGCGATGGTAGACCGACGCCTCGGCAAAGTATTGCTGGGCCGTCGGTTGTGTCACGTTGGCGAATTCGGGATAGCGGGCGACCCAGGCGTCATAGCTGAATTGGACGATGACACCCATGGGATCGCCCTTCCGCTCAGGCCGCGTCTTCCGTGACGGTCTCGACTTGTTTCGGGAAGCGCGGATCGACGGGAACGGACTTGCCGTCCTTGATGACGCGCGCCGGATTGAGAGGCTCAAGGCCGCTTCGGAGTCCCTTGCATTCCTTGGCCTGATCGGCAACGAAGCTCTCGGTCTCATGAGCAAAGACCAGGCCGTTCTTCACGGCGTCGAGATCGGCATTGGCATCGATCCACGCGGCGAAGAATTCAGCGTCGATACCGGGGGTCAAAGCGTAGCCGCCGACGATCAGGCAGGGGGGCGTCTTTCCGAATGGCACGGCGGTGCCATGAATCCTGACGGTCTCGCCGACCTGTTCGGCTCGGGTGGTTTTCTTGCGGCCGCCACCCATGACCATTTCGTGGTGTTCGACCATCTTGAAGTTGCGCAGCAGCAGGCCGTTCGGGGTCTTGCAGGCCACGGTGACAGTGTTCGACATTGGGTACTCTCCTGGAAATGGCGGGCATTCGAGCCCGCCCAGCCTGTCGGAATGGGTGTTGCCTCTAGACGCCGACCATCGACGCAAAGGCAACCGGCATCCGGACGACGGCGCCCCATGTGCCTGCGGTCAGCTTCTGCTTGAAGC